TTTACCGCCCCTGTTAAAGTCACCGAGTTCACCGAGTCGGATGCAGTTCTTACCGGTCTTACTCCGGCGATTGGTGCAACCACTGGCGGAATTTTGCGGTGGACGCTTACGGGTAATAGTAATCCAACTATCACGCTACTTGACGGACAGTCTGTTGCCCTGCTGGTCGAAGACGGAACAGCGTATGCAATAACGTGGCCCTCAATAACATGGCTTACGTTTAACGATCTGCCGCCGCCACTGGCAACGACTGGATACACTCAGCACGTTTTGTTTAAAGTTAACGGCGTAACGTATGGCACTGGTGGCCGGAAATGATTTTAGCGCAGAAGTTGCTGATGGCTGGAGGGCTTGAGCCGTTGAGCGTTACTTATGTCGGATCTACTAGCCAAGCCACGAACAACAGTTCGTACACGTTCACAGGTGTTAGTTTTGGGGTTGCTGTAAAGTCACAGCTTGTTATCTGTGTGATGGCGGAAGAGGACAGCAACATCACCATTGGATCGCTAACCGCCGCTGGAATATCGGCAGTTCGTGAAGTTCACGCAGGATCTTTTTTGGCGCCATCTGCCATATTCACAGTTAACGTCGGTGCAGCTACCAGTGGTGATGTTGTTGTAACGTTAAGCGGGCCAACAAACGCGTGCGCAATAGCTATTTATAGCATGCACGCTAAAATAGGTAGCCTGTCACCGGCCGCAACAAATACTAGCGAAGCGAGTTCCGTAACATCTCGTTCGGCAAATTTAAACCTGCAAACTGGCGACGTTGTTATCGCGTGCTCATCAATACGGGATGCCGCAAATGTAACTCAAGCGTGGGTAGGCGTTAACGAGGATTTCGAGATTTCCGAGCAATCTGCTGCCGATGGCGATTTCAGTGGCGGCAATTACAAGGCCGTAGCGGCTGAAACGCCGCGAACTGTATCGGTAACCGCCTCGGCAACAGTTAACCACATGTCAATCTGTTCGGCAGTTTGGAGAAACTAATCAATGTCAAAATATATAAAAGTCACCGAAACAGAAACGGTCTACCCATACCACTTGCACATGCTGGTGGCGGACCACCCAAACACAGGTTTCCCATCCGAGCCTAGCGCAGAGTGCCTAGCTGAGTTCGGCGTTTATCCTGTTGCAGCCACTACGCCACCGACTGGCGATGTAGTAACCGAGGCGGCGCCAAAGCTAATCAAAGGAGCGTGGGCGCAACAGTGGGAAACTCGCAGCTATACCGGTGAAGAGTCGCGCGCAAAGTGGAAAAAAGAACGCACCGCCGCTGTTGCCGCAATCACTGTTACAACCGCCGCCGGTAACACGTTCGACGGTGACGAGGTTTCTCAGGGCCGTATTGCTCGCGCCATTATTGCGCTGTCAGTTGCTCCAGAAAACTCTACGGTGAATTGGGTTCTGGCGGATGATAGTGCGATTGACGCTACCAGTGCCGAGCTATCAGAGGCGCTGCTGTTGGCTGGTGCTCAGCAGGCCGCGTTATGGGTACAACCAGCATGAACCGCCTGCGGCTTGAGGTAATACCACCAACAGGCCGCTGGCGAGCGTTTCAGCGGTCGCGCTATAAGCTGCTAGAAGACGCAACCATTGGCCGCTATACCGTTCCCGCTGGTTTCGTTACAGACGGCGCGTCATTGCCGCCTTTAGTTCGCGGGTTTTTCGATCCTCTTGGTGAGTGGGGGCGCGCTGCCGTGCTGCATGATTATTTACTGTCAATCGGCACCGAGCGCGATCAAGCCGCGCATGAATTCCGCGAGACAATGAAAGACGACGGCGTAACACCAGCAGCGCGTCAAATATTTTACTGGGCCGTTCGTGTGTGGGACAATACCGGTGCAAAATTTTAACTACAAACAAAAGGCGAGCAGGATGCCAAACCAGCCTCACAATCTGATACAACTGTTTTTTATGGCCGTTATGGCCGTTGGCGCGGGGGCGCTTGATTATTTGTATCGGGTTCAGCAGCGCAGACTAGCGTGGTCGCCTGTTTCTTTTTTGCTGCACCTTGCGCTTGCGCTTTTTTCTGGAACTGTTGCCGTTCTGATGGTTACAGGCATGGGGTATAGCATTGAGTTCGCTGGTGCTGCTGCTGGTGTTGCCGGATTTATGAATGTCCGAGTCATGGAATTATTCGAATTGGCAGTTAAAAAGAGGCTTGGAGTCGATGCAAAACCTGACTGAACACCCAAAATGCGCATGGGTTATTGCAGCGTTGATGATTGCGGTTATGGCGCTATGGATCGTATCAGAAAGAGGCCGCGTCCAATCATCACTAATTGGTGTCACAGCCGAGTGCAACAACGGGCGATACACAACAACGCCGCACGGCGCGCGAGGCGTGTGCAGCGGTAACGGCGGCGTTAAGAGGTGGATTGAATGAGCGGGTATTCGCTAGGCAAGCGGAGTATTGATAATCTATCTGGAGTTCACCCGCTGCTAGTCGATGTGGTAAAGCTAGCTATCAGTCGATCAACTCAAGACTTCGCGGTTATCTGCGGTGTTCGCACTATTGAGCAGCAAAAAGAGCTATACGCGCAGGGCAGGACAAAGCCGGGCAACATAGTAACTTGGACAATGAAATCTCGACACCTTCCTGATTCATATGGTTACGGTCGAGCAGTTGACATTGTACCTTTTCCAGTTGATTGGAATTCGCCATCAAAATTTGATGCAATCAATGACGCAATGCAGGCTGCCGCATCAGATCTTGGCCTAACTATTCGATGGGGTGCTGACTGGGATCAGGACGGAAACCCACGAGAAAAAGGCGAGACTGATTCGCCGCACTGGGAGATTATTCTTTGAATACAGACACTGTAAAACCTTGGTGGCAGTCAAAAACAATGTGGGGCGGCGTTGTTGCGCTTGCGTGTGGCATTGCTGGCGTCATGGGGTTCGCTGTGCCAGATGATCAGGTTGGAGTGATAACTGATATAGTTGTTGCGGTATCGACGGTTATAGGCGGCATTCTGACGCTGTACGGACGTACTAAGGCTAACACTAAAATAGGTAAGCCGTGTGATCATCAACCAGATTAAGGCGGCCATAGTTATTGGTGCTGTCGCTGCATCGTTCGGCGCAGGATGGTTCGTTAATGGTGCGATCAAAGATTCAAAGATTGCTGGCATAGTTATCGATCACGCATTAGCTCTGCAATCTGCTACTGATGATGTTTTAAAAGCAGAGCGATCAGCCGCAAAAAAACTGGCCAACCTAGACACCGAACACCAAAAGGAAATAGCCGATGCAGAAGTCAAAATTAATGATCTTGAGCGCAGTGTCGCTGCTGGCCCTAAGCGGCTGTACATCGCAGCAAAATGTCCCGCCAGTAAGCCCGTGTCCACAGCAGCAACCGCTACCGGCTTGGATAGTGGAGTTGTCGAAAGGCCAGAGCTTGATAGTGCCGCTAGACCGGATTATTTCGCCGTCAGACGTGGAATAATTAAGCTGGAGTCGGCTCTAAAATTGTGTGTCTCAGTAAGCCAATAAGATAAATAAGCCCCTTAAGTGGGGCTTTATTTTGTTTATGATTTACAGAAGTGGCCTATTGCTGAGACAATATCGTAAACACTAATGACAAGTAATGTTATACACAGCCATATAGAATCTTTCTCTGCATAACAAACGCCAGACCAAAACGCCAATGAAATCCCGAAAATAACCAACGCTACGCCCATAACTACACCTCAATATCATTGTTTATTTTCCGGTTCTCCATACGCCGCTTGCGCTTTGCTTCGGCCTTGGATATTGCGGCCTGTTTTGATTCGTGGCGCTGGCCAATGTATCGCTCTCGTCGTTGCCGTGGCCTAACACGGAATAGATCAATGCTTTTTAGGTAATCGGCTGTTATTTTGTACGGAATCATGACACCACCCACCACACGCCGCCAACAACAACCACCGCCGCCACACAGTACGAAATCAGCAGCCAGCGCGGGCCGATGAACCAGTGATTAAAAGTGGCGCCTTTTCTGCCATCGTCGATCCACAGCTCTTCACCGAGCCAGCTTTTCAGTGCGTCGCGTCTCTCAGCCAACCAGGTCTTTGCACTTAGCCACTGAAGATAACGGCGTATTTTGAAGCGTTCCCATGACTGTTTTACGTGCATTTTTGTGTTGCTCCGTGTTGTTGGCGGTGTGTCCAGCGCGTCGGGTTTCTCGTTTGTCGTTACTATTCGTAGTAGGTCGTTAACTAGCCCTGCTTGTTGCGCCGACTCACCGAGCGCGAGCAGTGCGGCGCGAAAGTTCTCCTTCGCAATACGCAACTCTACTTTCGCTTCGATAAGAGAACCAGCGTATGCGCGGCGTATGGTTTCGTCGCTCAGGCTTTTTTGGCCGTCACCGAAATGGCGGCGTAACTGGGCGAGAACCCGTGCCTCTGTGTCGCTCACGATTCCACCTCCGGAGCATGACTTAAAATAGACTTGGGCCAGCGCTTAGGCGGTTCTAGCGCCGCATATTCGCAGGCATGGGTCATTGCCACTTTAGCTGTGTAGTGGCTACTGTCGTCGATATAGCCGTCGCACGCTGTTTGCCCTGCATCGTTTTTGACAACAATGTACCAGTTACCAAAGCTGGATTTTTCATCAGGGTCGCGATCTAACTCAAATGTGTGCCCACGGAATCGGGCCACAAGCAATTTGTCTTTTTCAAATTCAATGACCTTCATTAATCCACCTCCGGCGCAGGGCTGCTTGATCTATCGCTCCACGCAAGAAGCGCCTCTCTTTCGGCGTCATCTTTTGAATCGTAAACTCCGCTACCGTTAGGCTCCTCGGCATTACACCCTGCACAAACAGCGGTTGCGCTATACTGAATTGGGCAGCATATTTCACTGGTGATAATCTTTACTTCCGCGCATCCGCACCAAGGGCATGGCAATGTGCCACGTTCAATTTCTGTAGCTGTAGATACATGCGCCGGTTGTGTCTCACAACCAATCTGCTTCACAATCTCCACCACATCATTGATCTGTGGTGAGTTCGGAAACGCTGCCAGCTTGTCAATTATGGTTTGTTTCAGTTGTTCGTTGCTCATAATCATGCCCCAGACTTAGCCAAAAACGCAGCACCGCGATCAGTGAAATAAGCCGTGCCGCCGTCGATATTTACGGCCCAGTAGTTGCGCTGTGCGGTTGTGCAGTATGTGCGTTTCACTTCGTAGACTCCAGTCGATCAAGCTCAGCCTTTGCCACTCGCTCGATTGCTCCCATTAGTCGGCTGGCGTAGCGTGCGTTATTCATGTGCTCGGCCATTGTCAAATCTGCATCAGTGTTAAAACATGAAACAAATAGCTGAAACTCATAACCTGCATGGTGATCGCGCTTTACCAAATCCAGCATTAGCTCTGGATTATCAACGATGAAACCGCCTACATCTGTGGTTGTGTATACCATTTCCTATCTCCGTGACAGCAAAGAGGAAGACGACGAGAAGCACGTCCACCCGCTACAGCTCGACGTTATTGATCGGCTGGTCTATATGTACAGCAACAAGGGAGACACGGTACTTACCCCATTTATGGGCGTTGGCTCCGAGGTTTATAGCCCGGTCAGCATGGGTCGCAAAGCAATCGGAATAGAATTAAAGGACAGCTATTTTAAACAGGCTAAAATAAATCTAACTATGGCAAAAGATAGGTTTAAAAATGTAGCAATCCCAACACAAGAATCATTAATTTAAAAATAAAGTAGGTAGCAATAATGAGCCACCCAGATCCAGCAGACGAAGCAACGGCACTGTCAGAGAAAATTCTAGCCGCACAGCTGACAGTGCGCAAACCAGTCCCGCTATTTACCGGACGCTGCCACAACTGTTCTGAGCCGATAAACGAGGGCACATTCTGCCCGCCGGACGAACACGGGCCTAGCGGTTGTGCTGAGGATTATGAGGCGCGTACACGTTATAAAAACGGCGTTTAATATGCAATAACGGTATTTAACCAACTGGCCCATAGCTGTTACTGTGTGGGCCTGATACTACAAAATAGGAATGACACAATGATTTTAATACTTATCGCAATTGCTTTATTGTTAGTCGTATCTTTTATTCTGCTTGATCGTGACAACTATTTTCTAAGCTTTTTGGGAGTTGTTGGAATCAGTTTAGGATTTTTTTCTCTGTTCTCATATTTATTTTTGGCTTTTAGTTATTTCGCTGCCGACCACAAAAAAGAAATTATAAATCGCGAATACGGAACAAATTACACACAAGAAGAAGTGTTTTACGCAAGTGATGTTATTGATACGGTTCGTAAACTGAACAGGTCAAGAGTTGAAGTAAACGGCGACATACTGAAAAACAAGTAACCGATACTACAAAACACGGAGATTGCTGTGACCACCAACTACCTAAAGCAGCCCGACATATCCACCACTATTGGCTACGCTGATCTACCGGTCGGCGTAGTGATTACAAAGTACGTTCCTGCTATTGCTGGAAGCCGCACAGGCCACCCAGACACATGGGACGAAGGCCAGCCAGCAGAGATTGAATTCAGGCTGCTGGACGCTGAAAACGTGGAGCGGATTTCGCTATACGAAACACTAACCGATGCAGATGTAGAGCGCATTGAGCAATTGATTATTGACAAAATGGAGCGTGGCGGATTTGGGAGCACTGGTAAATGAATGATGATGCGCATATCAGCCATCTGTGCAACAAAATAGATAGCTTAGAATATCAGGTTGAAACCCTGCTGGTGCTACGCAATGCTGCAATCGCGTTTTCAAACGATCAAACGTATGGCAACAAAGCCGCACTAGCGGAAGCAATCAAAAAGTCAGCACCGGAGCCGAGAGAATGAATTTGAAAACGTGGGCAGCGAATAACGGCTGGAGCATGGGCGCCGTAGCGGATCAGCTAACATTGATCTGCCGTAAAAATGAGTGGATGGCTATTCCTGTTGGTCGCCTGAATCGTTTGCGCAGCGGTGGCAGTTTAGCTCGCAGCCAAGAGGTTGCAGCGCTGGCAGAGCTTACCAAAGGTCAGGCAACTACATTCCGCGACGAGGTTGGAAATGATAAGTGAAGCACAGGTTAAATGTGACCAAGATGGCTGTGGATGGATTGATGATTGCCACTGGGATCTAGTTCCAATCTGGCACAACAAGCCGTGCCCATCATGCGGCCAGCGCGTTATTGTTAGCGATGACGATCTTGAGGCTTGGCATAGTGTAAATCAGCTCTGTGAATTACAGAAATCGATTGATCCAGATGGCCTTATGCAATATGAAACTGTTGAATTTGATTCTTCTATGGTTAAGGTTGGCACCGATGGCAACTATAGCTGAGCACATGGAGCGGATTGAGCAGGAATACGGCGAGCCTTTTTGGGATGTGGTTCGCCAGTACGGGGCGGACGGTGAGAGCATTACCGCTACCGCCAATATTCTGGAAATCAAACCTACAACGTTTTTCGCTATGGTTGACGCTAACAATTGCCGCGACTGGTTTCCCTCTCGTTTTGAATCAAACGGCGTAAAGAACCGAGTGATTACAACGAGCGCAAGAACCGATGCGCACAAGAGCAAGAAAATAAAAGAGACAATGCTCAAAAAACACGGCTTCTGGCACGACGGGCATTTTGACACTATGCGCGGACACGCTATCAGGGTTGGAATGTCGCCATTCACCGCCGGTAGCCGTATCAAGATGGGGTGGTCAAAAGAGGATGCGCTTACGCTTAAACCATTAATCTCTGTTGGTGGAAAAAATACGCACCACCCAGGCAGATCATGCGCAAATAAAACACAAAAAACTGTTCACCGAATAGAGTTCGGTAAAATATTCGATTAGTTATAAAAACCTGCTTTTATATGAAATATCAGTATTTCACTAAATCAACAGCTATCACTAATATAGTCACATCAGCTGAGTAAACAGCGCACAACACGGAGATAGGAAATGGCAGACACAACAACCGACGCAGGCAGCTTCATCGTTGATAATCCGGAGCTAATGCTGGATTTGGTAAAGCGCGATCACAATGCATATAATGAGTTTCAGCTATTTGTTTCGTGCTTTAACACTGATGCAGATTTGACAATGGCCGAACACACACAAAACGCACGTTACTCCAGCCGACTAATGGCAGCAATCGAGCGCGTGGCAAAAGCAGAGATTGATCGACTGGAGGCTACGAAGTGAAACGCACATACTGCACAATCGCCCTGCGCAACTACAGGTCTGTGAATATCGATGGCGGTACGGCTTATTTCAGTGATCGCGGTGCTGCGTATTTGGCGAAGGCTGGAGAATAATTATGAATAAATACAAAGAATGGCGAGAATTAACCGATGAAGGCCGACTTGTAGAACCAAAAAGCGTTGGCCCTCACTATAACCAAGATAATTTAAACGACAATGCTCCATTCGTCACCGATGAAGATGCAATCGCTGAAATGGAGCGTCTTGGAAATAGACACGGAATCTATGGACACTATGTTATTGTCGATATTTATGTGGCGTGATTAACGGAGAAAACAATAATGGCTAACAAAATAACCGAATGGCTGGACGAATACCTAATAATTCCAGATCGGCAAAAAGGCGCAACGCACTTTCACTGGTTCATCGGCCCGCGCTGGCTGCTTACCGCCACACTACTTACCGCTTGCTCGCCACCACCATCCATTGGCGTTCGCTGCGAATCCGGCTTTGATACTGGGCTTGCTTCAGAGGTAAGCATTAATCAAGCTGGAATCATTCGCTGGCAGCCTGTCGTAGGTCTCCAAAAATACCGCCAAATCGCGCCTAACGATACATGCTGGAATTACTTCGATTGATGCCGGTGATTTAGGCTTTACCGACAATAACTGTCGTTCGTTGTGTTGAGTTTGAACGAGCTAAAGAGGTAGTTAAACAGTGAGCGCAAACGAATCGCTTGATATTGATGAGTATATTGCTGAGGCTTGGCGCGAAGATCCTGAACTTATGGCCAAATCTACGGCAGAAGTTAAAATGATGCTTAGCACAGAGGAAGGCAGAGAATCATTTATATCAATTTTTGTTCCGTTGGTGGCGGTAAAGTCTTAATCCCCTTTTATGCGGGGCGATTTTTATACCTTTATTCCAGCGCAGCAATTGCGCTGGCATCTACACACAATTTTAGAGCTGACTCCAGCTTAATTATTCCACGTCTGACGGCGAAATAATCCGGTCTAGCGGCACTATCAAGCTCTGGCCTTTCGACAACTCCACTATCCATGCCGGTAGCGGCTGCTGTTGTGGACACGGGCTTACTGGCGGGACACTTGGCTGCGATGTACAACCGCTTAGGGCCAGCAGCGACAAGGCGCTCAAGATCGTTAATTTTGACTTCTGCATCGGCTATTTCCTTTTGATGTTCTGCGTCTAAGTCGGCTTGTTTTTTTGCGGCTGAGCGTTCGGCCTTTAAAACATTATCAGTGGCAGATTGCAGCGATAATGCGTGATCGCTAACCATGCCAGCAATTTTTGAATCTTTGATCGCGCCATTGACGAACCAGCCTGCGCCGAACGATGCAGCGACAACACCAACAGCAATAGCGGCTTTAATCTGTGTTGTGATCACACGGCTTACCTATTTTTGTGTTCGCCTTAGTGCGGCCGTACAGCGTCAGAATGCCGCCTATCACAGTGGATACCGCAACGACTATATCGGTTATTACGCTGACCTGATCATCCGGCACAGCGAACCCAAGGAAGCCAGCAATGCCACACGCAAGCGCAACTACGCCACCCCACATTGTTTTTGACTGCCACCAAGGTTTTACAATGTCTGTATTCAAAGAATAATCTCCCAGTGCGGCGAATCAGTCTCGCCTTTTTCGCGCGGGTTGCCGTCCTGATCCCAATCAGCACCCCATCGAATAGTTAGGCCAAGATCTGCTGCGGCAGCCTGCATTGCATTATTGATTGCATCAAATTTTGCTG